AAATGAAGTACTCACAGCCACGTGCTTCTGGCTCGCATATTTATTTTCCACCCACCACGGGGTGGAGACATGTGATGCAGGATATTGATATACCTATCATCATTACTGAAGGTGAATTCAAGGCTTGGCAATTAACCAAGCATGTCTCAACAAATGCTCTTAGTTATGCCTGTCTTGGTTTGGCAGGCGTAACGAGTTGGTCGGACAAGCAAGGCCTGCATCTGCACGCTGACTTAATGCAAATCATATGGAGACGAAAAACAAGCTTTGCAGATAAATCACGCAAGGTGTACATCATCTTTGATTATGACGGCAAAGAAGATGGGGGTGAGCCTAATGAGCAGGTAGGCATGGCGGAGACCAAACTGGCTGTAACATTAAGAGGCTTAGGGGCTGAGGTAACTTTGTGCCGTGTTGGTCGGTTCGGTCCAGGCAAGGGAAGCAAATACGCAATAGATGATTTTTTATTAGCCGGTGGAAGCTTGGGGCAAATCTTAACTGCAACCACCGTAGTCATGAATGGCGTTGATACTTTAGAAACACGATTGTACGAATTTAAAACGCATTACGCGTTGTTTAATGGCGATGTAATTCGGCTAAAAGACGGGTTGGTGCTTAGCTGGAATAAGGCGCGAATTGATTCAGCACAGCATTACTTTGTGCAAATCACGCCAAGAAGCAACGGTGGTGTATCAACTAAAGAGTTACCATTGATTGAGGAATACAAGAAATGGCCTAAATGTTGCAAGCTTGAGCAAATTGGAATGTACCCGGAATTTCAAGGCTTGCAAATTACACCAACCAGGTGTTACAACTTATTTCGTGATTGGGCGCATGAACCTATTATTGGCGATCCCGGACCGTACCTGGACTTTTGCAAATATTTTTTTCAAGCCGAGCCTCACTTTGAAGATTACTGGCATGATTGGGTTGCCAATGTAGTGCAGTTTCCTTATCGTAGGAATAATACAAGCCCACAGTTTATTCACGATATGCAAGGCATGGGCAAATCTGCAATTCCTGAATTTATAGCCGAGATGCTAGGAATTGGCGAAGGCGCACCGGCTGCTGCTTTGGGGCCTGACGATCTTTTTGGCAGCTTTAATGGCGTCTTAAAGGGAAAAATTTTTGTTGTAGTAAATGAGCCGTCTAGCGACAGAGAGGATCATTCTGCAAAGCTAAAGAATCTAATTACTGGCAAAGAAGTAATGATCAACAACAAATATGGCGCGCAATACGTAATCAAGAATTATGTAAACTACGTATTCACATCCAATAAGCCTTACATTACGCATATGGGCAATTCCAGCCGCCGTGAGGCAATTTACAAATGTCCTACGTTTGAGCAAAAGGATATCTTTGATCGTGTAAGCAATATGATGGCTTGGGCTAGAAAAGATGGGGGCAAGGGGTTTAGCTATGTGTTGGATTGGTATTTAAATCGTGATATATCAAAGTTTGACCCTTGGGCTGCAGCGCCAAAGACTAAATACAAAGAGCAAGCTATCGCGCTAAGTAAAACCCCGACCGAGGATTTTGCGCAAGAATTAATTGAATGGATCATAAACAACTGTAATGGTAAGGCTGCGCTCACGGCAAATCAGATACAAGTTTTATGCGAAAAGTGGGGCCATGATAAAAACGCAAAATCACAGTATGTGCGAAAAGCTTTGGCTGCATACGGCGATATTGAGCCTTCCAGGTTAATTAAGCATAATGGAAAATCAACTCGTTACACGATAATACAGGTAACACCTGCAAATGGGGGCGTAAGCATAATAGAGAATTACACGAGTTTAGTTCGTGATACTGAAGCTGCTTTAACCAAAGAAATTGGCAATGAAGCTGCTTATTAATAAGAAAACTGTTACCCTGTTACCTGAGCTGTTACCTAAGAGAGCCTTATCCAGATTGAAAGGTAACAAGGTAACAGTAGGTAACAGTAATAATAAAATATATAGTAATATTGCCTATGTGTGTGTATATAAAAGAGTTTTCGAGCCTACTGTTACCTGTTTGTGTTACCCGTGTTAATTGCGCTTTGCAAATCTGTGTACAATTTCCAATCAGTTGTGATATAACTCACTTTCATTATGACTACGAAAACTCCGACAAAGGACGGGAAGTTCTTAGGTCGACCAACTAAGTACGATCCTGCACTGTGCGAAAAGATTGAGCCTCTTGGCAAACTAGGCAAGTCGCGTTGGCAAATAGCCTCAGAGCTTGGCATTACGCCGTCTAATCTTCGTAACTGGGAAGAAGTTCACGAAGACTTTCGGGCGGCCTTGGAACTTGCACGATTAGACGCGCTTGCTTATTGGGAGCAATTGGCCGAGACGCATATCATTGAGACTCCAGGAGCTCCGAGATTAAACACCGGGTTATGGTCTCGATCCATGGCTGCAAGGTTTCCTAATGAATATCGCGAAAACTCCAAAGTCGAGGTCACCGGCAAGAATGACGGCGCAATTCAAATCGATGTAATGCACGACTTTTCACAAGACTTAATTAATGATCTCTTGGCTGTAAGACAGCAAGATGCTGAAGCCGGAGATAGCTGAGCAATTTGCCGATCGGATTCGCAAAGGACCAGATCTTGGCAAACTTCCACCAGAACAGCGTGCTGCTGTCAGGGCGCGCATTAAATGGCTTACCATTGCAAACAAGCACCAAGTTACGCCCTCAGGCGATTGGTGGACAATTTGGCTATTGTTGGCAGGCCGTGGAGCCGGTAAAACTCGCACTGCTGCTGAGTGGACCTGGCACGAAGCATGGACAAAGCCAAACACACGATGGCTAGTCTCAGCGCCTACATCCGGCGATGTTCGTGATGTGTGCTTTGAAGGCGATAGCGGATTGTTAAGCGTAACACCTACAGAACTGGTTGAGAATTATACGCGCTCTTTGCATGAGCTAAGACTTAAGAATGGGTCACTCATTAAGGGGATTCCAGCTTCTGAGCCTGAAAGATTTCGAGGCCCACAGTTTCATGGTGGTTGGTTGGATGAGCTTGCAGCCTGGGAATATCTCGACGAATCCTGGGACATGATTCAATTCGGTTTACGACTAGGTGCAAAACCTAGGTTAATTTGCACCACAACGCCAAAGCCAAAACCTCTAGTGATTGATCTGGTGGCTCGCGATGGGCAGGATGTATGCTACACCACAGCTAGTACCTATGACAATCTCCAAAATCTTGCTCCAACTTTCAAACAACAAATTTTGCAATATGAGGGAACTAAGTTAGGAAGACAAGAAATCTATGCCGAGCTTATCGATCCTGAAGAATCTGGCATCATAAAGCGTGATTGGTTTAAGCTTTGGCCTAATGATAAGCCGTTGCCTAGATTTGAGTATGTTGTGCAAAGTTATGATTGCGCAACTTCAGACAAAACTAAGAATGACCCAACAGCTTGTACAGTATGGGGCGTCTTTAAGCCTGGTCCAGATTCGGCAATGTCGGCAATGCTTATCGATTGCTGGGAAGAATATATGCAGTACCCAGATTTACGACCTCGTGTTATCGAAGAAGCCGGTGCCATTTACGGAGATGAGAATGAGTTTGGGCATGGCAAAAAAGTTGATCTGATTTTGATCGAGGACAAGTCAGCCGGCATATCGCTTGTCCAAGACTTGCAGCGTGGTGGACTACCTGTTCGTGCTTACAATCCTGGCAATGCAGACAAGATGCAAAGGCTTAACATTGTAAGCTCAATCATTGCAAAAGGCCGCGTTTATGTGCCTGAGTCCACAGTCAAAGAAGGCTACGCTCGTGATTGGGCCGAGCCTCTTATCAATCAACTTTGCTCGTTTCCTGAAGTTAGACATGACGATTTGGTAGATAGCACGACACAAGCATTAAGAATTTTGCGTGACATGGGGCTTATCACAATCGACGTGGTGTATGATGACTCCGACTCTTACGTCGATGAGACTAAACCTCGAAGGGTAAACCCCTATGCCATCTGACGAGCTAAGCTTTTTCTACCCTGCGCTCAGCGCTGATCAATCTGAGCTTGATCAAATGCGCTACGCCTTGGCAAATAGAGCGCCGCCAAAGCCTGCTGACTACGAGCGTACAAAAGAAATTCCTACGCCTGAGAATATTGCTTATGGAAATTACCTAGCAGCACAAGATGCTTTAAAGCGCCAATCACAAGTTAAAGCAACTACGCCACAAGGTCAATTCATGGAGCGCGTTATTGCGCCATTTGTTGAGCCTGCAATGTCAATAGGCACAGGCATGGTTTCAATGCCTTTGGCTGCTGGAGAATCTTTAGCTAAAACTGGAGTTACTAAAGCTTTAGAGCTTGCAAATATAATCACACCTGAGCAAAGGGCAGAACTCTTAAGAAAAACGCCAAGCATTGAGCAACAAATTGCTGCGCGTACGTATGAGCCAAGATCTGAACTTGGCAAAGAAAATTTGCTTAGTGCAATGCAAATGTTTGAAGCTTCTAAGCTTCCGCATGCTTGGCCTGTTGCAGGTGGCAGAGCACCAACGCGGCCTATGCTTACACCTGAAGATGTAAGAGCAATGGGTGGTCAAGCCGCAAAGTTAAAACAAGAAGTTCGTGACATACCTATTGACTTTCCCAATGCTCAGCAAGGCATGGTTAAGTTAGATCAATTTGGTGAGCCTACGATTGGCGCCAAGTTAGGTGTTGCAGATACAAAGATTCGTGAAGCCTATGAGCGTGGCGATATACCGGCCCCAGGCTTGGCCATTAAGCCAACCGGTGGCCAATTAATGGTGCCTAAACCATTTGGTGAAACAGCTCCGCCATTAGGTGATTTGCCTACAGGCAAAATGTACACAACACAAAGCAATATCTCGCCTACAGGCAACGTGTATTTTAAGCCACAAGCTGTTGATTTATATGACATGTATAAAGATACATTTTTTGGCATTAGCGGTAGAAATGAGGCAGAGCGTGCGTTGGAATCACAAATGCGCATGGCATTTGATGACTTTAAGAGAAAACAGATTGAGAGTTTATTTCCTGATGCAGCTGCCGATGACGCCATGCAAGCATTCAATTTACTATATCCACGTGAAAAACGTGTTGAAATGCTGTACGATTGGCTTGGTAAATTTGTTGAAACGCCTGAAGTGCAAAGCATGGCGCAAGCTCTTGGTCGACAACTACCTTCAACGGCTGAGTTTTCAAATAGAATTGACGCCGCAAATCAATGGATTACAGGACCATTTACACAATACGTACAAAAATTTGTAGGCACTGAAAAAGATCCTTTGCTACAACTTGCTGAGCAAGGTCTAACTTTTAAATCAGCAACAGATTTAATTTACGACGTTGACAAATATTTAGGTAATTACCCTAGAGTTGCTGAATCAATTTATGCAGCAAGATCAAAACTTGGCAAAGACCCAGAAGGATCTTATAAGCAAGCAATCGCTGAAAAAGAAACCGAGCTTGAAATTTTGCAAGATGATTATAGAACGCTTAATGCAGAGCGTCGCGCATTAGGCGAGCAAATTTTGGCAGAAAATCCAAACCGCGATCCTGCTAGCGATCCACGCTATGCTGCAACAACAAATCCACTTATATCGAAAGAAAAAGAAATTACTCGCATTGCGCTTGAGCTTGACAATCTAAAACTGGCAGATAGATTTGAATTGATTAGTGACGCAATTATGCTGCCAAAGTCTGCAAAAGATATTAAACAAGCTTTATCCTACGCGCAAAAGAAATTCTTTCCAGGCATTGAGAAAATACCTGAAAGTGAAACAGTGTATGACATACGACAAGGCGCACTTGAAGCAGCAGGTTTAGAAGACGCCGGTCGTAACTTTGTGCGCGATATTATGCAAGGCGTAATACCTGTTGATAAAATCAAAGATATGCCGCTTGCTAAGTTTATTCAGCAAGCTGCTGAAGCTCGAGTTAAAGAAGAGCGCAATGCTAAATTGGCTGAGATTAAGTATATTAATGACTTACAAAACAAGCTTGTAGATGATCTTAACAATTTACCAACTGCAAGTAGATTTGGAAATATTACCGCAGTCACGGTTGATTCATCATATTCAAAGCCTGAGATTGCAAGAATCTTATCCGCAGATACAGAAGTTTTGGACCATTGCGTAGCATCAGGCGGCCCTGGCGGCAAGCGTAGGCACTTTTTAACTGGCAATTCTCGTTCACACGAGCCTGTGATGAATCCAATTACTGGTTCGTATCAAACCAAGTTTGATGAAAGTCAATTACCGCGATATATTCGTAGCGTTGAAGAAGGCGCATCAGAGATTGTTTCAATTCGTGACAACGCAACAGGCTACCCGGTTGCAACCATTGAGTTAATTAGACAATCATCGCAGCGCGCATCGACCGAAGATATTGTTACAGTACTTGAAAAATACATTGATCAAGATGGCATTAAACGATTTTTAGATCGCGCAAATTCATCAGGCGTAAGCGAGGCTTTAGCGCGTTTGCAAAATGATTTAGGGCCAAGTGAACGAGCTAAATTTGATCAAATTTACAATGAGATTGAAAAATTACCTTTTGGCAATGTCTTTCACATGGGCTACGCCAACGGCTATAAAAACGGTAGAATTGACAAGAAGTATTTACAAGGGATTGCTGAGTATCTTAACGCAAATTCAAATAAAATTGCTGCAATTAGCTCTGAGCTTAGAGAATCAGGCGTTTATGATAAGTTTGACTTGGGGCAAACTAGGTCAGACCTGGCTCGTGATTTTTCTACTACACCTGCAATATTGAATGAAGCATTTCGCGGCATGCCCAGGTTTGTTACGCGCGATGAAGTAAATAAAATCATTCAAGATTTAAAGATGAAGCAAGCTCTTGAGGCTGACCCAGATGACCCTATCTTGCAAGGCATGGTAAGAGTACTAAAAGCGCTTGAAGATGTTGAAGGTGACGATGTATTAAGAGGCAGAATAGTTGCCAATGACTTAAGATTACGCCCACATTTATATGGCGTTGATAGTTATGATTCTAGCACAATACAGGCAATTGCAGATATGCTTATTGAATATGACACATATCGTGCGCCTGCTTTGCTAGAACAATTTAATCAAGAAATAGGCCGTCGCAAAATTATACAGGAAGGTGGCACTCCACAGGAAATGGCTGCCAAGCTTGTTATTAATCGTCTTATTAATCGATACAGTCCAAATGATAGCGTGCGTATGTCTTCATTGATTGACAACGTCAAAACGCGGCCCGCAATGTATGACTTAGACATAATTCCTGAAGATGTTAGAGCACAACTTGCTGAAAAACTTTCTGCGTTTTCACAAACTTCAATGCGCTTGTCTGCATTACAAAATCGATTATTAGAACAAAGCGATGTACAGTTGCCTGCTGTTGTAGCGCCACAACAACCTGCACAAGCACTTACACCTAATAATCTTGTAGGCACAGGCACACTTGATATTATGCGTCGTAATTACGACCCTAATGATCCGCTTATAGTATTGTATGAGGCTAATAACACTGCTGTTGCTAGTGCATATCAACGAGCACTTGATTCAATAATTGAAGATGCAACAGACCCAGGCGAAGCAGTAGATAAGCTTCGTGAATATGCAAGAAATATCTTAGATGATGAAGATTGGGCAGAGCGTTTTTTTGATCTAACAACAGCTAATCAACGCGATTTAACTGCTAGATATTTAAACTCGCATGCATATATTATAGACGAGTACATGGGACCATTGCCTGCTGAACAAGCACCAGCACAAGTGCCGGCTTTAGCTAATTTTCAAACTACGCAGCCTAATGCAGCTTTGCTAACACAATTGGCTGCAAACCAAGAATTAAACGCGTATAGAGATATTATGGGCTACGTTGCAGATGAAATACGCGCCAATCAATTGCAATTAAACGACGTGCCTGCTAACTTACGCAATACTGCTGATATGCTACTTTCAGAATCACTAGCAGCACGTAATTGGTGGCAAAACGCTTTTAACTTTGAAAACGACGAACAACGACGAAACGTTGCTAATGTTGTGCGTGAGCATGCCGACATGATTGAGAATAATTTGCAGCAACAGCAAGCATTACAA